GACCCTGCGTGTTGTGAATAACGAGGTATCAATTGATACCCTGAAGGCGCAACTCGCGGAACCAGAGAAGCTGGGCAAGTTTCTAAAGGCTTGCAATATCTTTAAAAAAGAACTCTGGGACTGGGCGAAGGAGGAGGCTAAAGCCAGACTGGAGCGAGGCGAAGAGGTTCCGGGCTGGAGGCTTTCAAAGGTCAAAGGTGCTGAACAATACACTCCAGACGAAGTTGCTACTGCCGCTCAAACGACAGGCGCAACATACAAAGAAGTGGCTGAACTCTATGGCAACATTGGCGCAGAGGATTTCCGTAAGTGGGCAAACGCTCGCGATTATTTTCCTCTGCCAGAAGATGCCGTTCGCAAACCCGAAACAACCAAAATGCTTGAATCAAAGAAATGAGTGAGAAATATAATGAGTTTATGGGGTTTGAGCTTCGTTGTCTGCCAGCGCACCAAGATGACTGCATGAGATGGGACTACGAGGTGCGGATCGGCGATAAGTGGCACACAGTCATACCTGAAGGGCTGGGATGGCGCAGGGAAGAAGCACTAGAGTCTTTAGTTAAAATCCTATCTAATAAATTAAATAAATATGAACCAATTAAATCTGAACTTTGAACCTATAATTGAAATAAAAGGAGATAGTATTCCTGAACGCTTTAAACGATTCCACGCCGCAAACCGCCATGTTTACGATGCTCTGGTCAATCTCGCTCGCCAGTTTCGGCAACGCCGGGGGGACAGCAAGATCGGTATTGGAATGCTGTACGAGGTCTTGCGGTGGAACTATTACATGACCACCGAATCAGAAGACGATTATAAGTTGTCGAACGATTTCCGGGCTTGCTACGCTCGTTTGATTATGTCGCAAGAACCAGACTTGAAAGGCATCTTTCAGACTAAAAAAAGCATAGCAGATGAGTGAGATGATTAATAAGATTATAAATACCAATTTATGTTGTGAAGAATTCTATCTTGACATAAATGAAATATTAGAAATAAAAGATGAATCGGCTATTCCTCCTGATGAGTATGCAAATACCGGGTCATTAATAAATGTTTTATCTAATTGTATTATTAAATTAACAAAAAAACAACAATTTGTCATTGTTAAAAGGTTTGGATTGTTTGGATACAATATTGAAACAAGTGATACGATTGCAAAACAGTTAGGTTATAAAAACAGAAATAGTGTATTGAATATCGAAAAACAAATAATCAGGAGATTGGGTCATCCAGCTTTTAAATTAACAGAATTAATAAATGAAATCTAAATCACCCGCTTTTCAATTCTACCCACAAGATTTCCTTGTTGGTTCCGCCATGCTCTCGGCAGAGGAAACGGGCGCATATATTCGCCTGCTTTGCTATAGTTGGACACATGATGGATTGCCTGACGATGACGCACAACTTCAACGATTGGCAGGATGCCATGGCAATGCCATCGCATCGATTCGGCATAAGTTTGGCATATGCGACGATGGAAGGCTTCGCAACGATAGGCTAGAATCTATTAGATTTAAGCAAAAAGAGTATCGTGACGCTCAAAAAGCCAATGCAGAGAAAAGATGGCAAAAACAGCAAAAAACTAATACTTCTATGCCACCGCATATGCCACGGGATATCCCATCGCATATGCCATCGCATATGCCATCGCATGAATCTGGCATACCAATTGGCATATGCCAAACGGATGCTCTTCATACTTCAAACTTCGTTAACACAATAGCTGACGCTATTGTTACCCCTTCCAAGGCGGAAGGGGCGGAAGGCGAAGATGCCATGGCATTGCCATCGGATAAGCCGAAGCGTGAAACGAAACCCGTGGATGAGGCATGGATCGCTGACATCAAACGGCATTACCCAACCATCGATGTTGACGAGGAACTTCGCAAAATGGACGCATGGATTGCGCTCCATCCCGGCAGGCGCAAGACCCGAAAATTCATTGTCGGTTGGCTCAATCGATGCCAGACAGAACTCGCTCCACAACCACAAAAACCTGCGTTACGCAATGAAGACTATGACTTTACTTGGTAAAAACATGAACAACGAACTACGACCATGCGCTGGCGAGAATTGCTTTGAAGTGCTTGAGGTTCCGATCATTGCAATATTCGGTCGATCACTCGACTTCAAAGTGCTTTGCAATGACTGCGAGCAAAAATTGACAGAAGAGCAAGACAGGAAAGCCCAGCAATTGCGCGAGGATAGGGCTAGAAACGCTTTTGATAGTGCCTGCCCACCCTTGTATAGGGAAAGCGATTTAAAACGCATCCACGGGGATTTAAACGCAATTGCCACAAATTGGCAGTTTGGTCCAACTGGAGTCTTCATGGAGGGAAAGCCGGGGACTGGCAAGACCCGTGCTGGATGGCACATCCTCAAACGAATGGCTCACCAAGGCAAATCGATTTACGGATTGACCTCAACTCAATTCGCGAAATTCGCCGCCGATCAATGGCATTCAAACAACGAAGAAAAGGGTCACGCTTGCGAGGCAATGGAACGATGCCGCCGCACCTCAATCCTGCTCCTAGATGACCTTGGAAAGCAAAAGATGACCGAGCGTGGAGAGACTGAATTATACGATGTTCTTGAGCATCGAACAACCAACCTAAAGCCGACAATAATCACCACAAACGCAACCTCGATTCAGCTTGGCGCAATGCTCTCCGAGGATCGCCGCCAACCAATTCTTCGCCGCATTAAAGATTTCTCAACGATCATCAAAATATGAAAAACAAAACATCATCAATTCCGCTACTTCAATATATTTTAGTGGACACTCGATTCACACATGAGGAACCAATCGGCTTTCAAGAAGCGGAGTGGGTTCAGACTGTGGCAATCCCTGATCGTGCTTGGGGACTCAATGTAGTTTTCCGCAAAGGAGGCCCAATGTATCGCAACCTGCCTCCCCATGCGATTGCGTTTTGCGACAACCCTACAGACTGGACAATCAATGACGCTCAACTCTGGAACTGCTATGGATACCAATACGAACATATGGTTTGCGACCACCTCGGTGACTCGCGAGTTATGGCAATCACAGATGACTATTTGATACAAGGCAGGTATCTCTTCCAGACTAGCTTCATCGATGACTCCTATTCACTCCAACCAGAGCAGGACAAAACATTCTTTTGGATTCGACTAGACAATGATCGGTTAACCATCCTACCGACAAACAAAGTTACTTTTATCGATGCTTCATTTATCAATGAAGGATCAGTTGATCGCTTAAAATTGCAGACTGAAATCTATCGGTGCGAAGAAATTTAAAAATAAAATATATGGATAAATCAATATGGGATTCTGCGCCAGATGATGGTGCAACCACCGATCAACACGATGCATTTATTCACCTAGTTAATGGTGAAATTGCGTCCGAACTTGGATGGAAATTTGAATACAAAAAAAATGTCTGGACACGCGCAGAACTAGTATTTACCGAGGTTCCCAGCTACATGACTGACCTCAACCTCTGTCAAGACTTTTACGATGACTTCCGCGAAAACGAGGAGCATATGTATACTGCTCTTTTATCTAAAATAATATTTGGTGAAGATTTGGTTGACGGACTTCCTTTCAACCCTATATCAATGGTATTCGCAACAGCACACGAAAGATGTCTTGCCTTTTGCGTCTTACGAGAATTATAAATAAATAGATTATGAGTAAACACACAAAACCAACAAAGTTGGTGATCAGCGCGGTCACCAAGAAGAAGCACACTAAACCCACAGGACACACTATCGAAGTCATGCTACCGCATGAACTCGCAGTTAACTGGGCAAACACAATCGGCTCTCGTATCGAGGCAATCAAGGCCGAGATCGAGGCAAGCCTTGTTGCCTACCAGCAACCAGTACCTGAAGCGCAACCTGCAACCATCAACCCTGAAGCTATAGCCTAATATGTCATCATTCATTAAACTCGACGCCACAGGCGAATTCCGTTGCAAAGTTGTTGCTCCCCAGTACGGATGGTTCGATGAAACCGCAAAGGGATCGAAGTACATTAAGTTGCCTTGCGAAGTCCTCGATGGTGAACACGCTGGCAAACGAATCGTCTGGCTGGGCTACCTCACAGAAAAAGCCTACCAGTCCACAGAACGCTCCCTTGCCGAAGCATTCGGTGACAAGTGGACTTGGACTAACATCCCGTTCGCTGGCATGGAATGCATCATCGTCTCGGAAGAGGAGGAATACAACGGCAAGAAACAAATCAAGGCGAAGTACCTCAACTCTGTCAACGGCATCGCTACAGGCAAGTCGAAGGACGAATCACTCGCCACTAGCGAGAAGATCGCCAAGGCACTACCTAGCCGAGGAACTAAACCAACAAAGACGCACGACGAGGAAGATTCAGAGATACCATTTTAATTTGACAAGCGTTCCATTTTAATTCACCTTTACAAGATGAAGGAATGCTTCAAATGTAAACAGGTTCTTGAATTATCAGAATTTTATAAACATTCAGCAATGGCTGATGGGCATTTAAATAAATGTAAAAAATGCACGGCTAAAGATTCTGAAGAAAGAAGAAAACTAAAATCACAAGATATTAATTGGGTTTTATCTGAAAGAAAAAGGCACAGAGAAAAATCTAAAAAATACAGAGAATCTGGAGTTATAAAAAATACAGCAAATAGCAAGAATGAATGGGCGATAAGAAATCCAGAAAAAAGAAAAGCACATCACGCAGTATATTCTGCGTTAAAATCTGGGAAAATTCACAGGCATCCATGCTATATTTGCGGAAATAAAGCGCAAGCTCATCACGATGATTATTCAAAACCACTAGAGATAATTTGGTTGTGTTCAAAGCATCATGGTGAGCGGCATATTGAAATTAACAAAACAAAATTAATAGAATCATTTAAATAAAACTACAGGTATTGTGGCGGCAACCATGTTTGCTGGTCATCATCAGCACCAGACCCGTAACCACATAAAAGCGGGTCACACTTTCCAATGCCTTGGACACATGAGCAACTCATCAAACTCGGATACCATCTCCACCCAGACGGAGACTACTACCTTAACCCTCCTTCTCCCAAACTATCTAACCCCATCCCTCAACACAATCCTATCATCCCATTGGTCAAACCTCCACAAGCACAAACAAAACGCAAAAACCGCGTTGCTCTCCGCATTGAAAGAGTTGCCACCAAACTCCAAGACTTTGATAACTTCGTGGGCGGAACAAAACCTCTCACCGACCAACTTCGATACCTTGGTATCATCCCTGACGACGACCCAGCTTCCATCATCGCCCACTACTCACAACAAAAGTGCAAACACAAAAAGGACGAGAAAACCATCATCCAAATCACCTACCAGCCACTCACACCACCCACCCGCACAACCCCATAAACACTAGCCCTGCGAGCAAAGCGAGCTAATTATACACACCACCCAATTTATGAGTCAAGCATATTCGCAAAATATTTCAGAAAAAAATTTAGTCCTAGAATCGCTACAAAATAAAATCGATTTCTTACGAGACTCTCTCCACAAAATCACAGAACCTAAAGAGCGTCTCGATACTCAAAAACAAATCCTCGATCTCAAAATCGAACTCGCAAAACAATTCAAACCTCAATGAACGATTCAGCAGAAATTCCAGATCAAAAATCTGAAGAAAAATCTGAACCAAAACAAATGGGTAGACCCTCCAGCTACTCACAAGAATTAGCCGACGAAATCTGCAATAGACTCGCTCACGGCGAAACCCTCCGATCTATCATCGCTTCTTCACCACACCTTCCAGATAGGTCTACAATATATCGATGGAATGCTGATAATCAAAACTTCCGCGACCAATACACAAAAGCTAGAGCAGAGCAAGCCGATTACTACGCAGAACTTATAGTAGATGAATCTTACTCTTCACACGATGCCGCTATCGGCAGACTGCGCGTAGATGCGCTCAAATGGGCCGCGAGCAAAATGGCTCCAAAGAAGTACGGAGAGAAGATCGAGATCGAAACAGCACAACCGCTCACGCTCGCTTTCCAGCTACCTTCCCGCGCCCCTGAACGAGTACAACTTGAATCTAACGAGAGATCACTTGAAGAGTAAACTGCAACTCCGTATCACCATCTGCTCTGATGGTTGCCCGGTTGGACCTCGCTTGCAACGCAAGGAACCATTGCCAGAGTACCAGCATACATATGACTATACGCCTACTGGGATCAAACAGGCTGAAAATGACATGATCAAGATTCAGGCGTATATCGATAAATATCATGGAGTTATCAAACGGAAATAGACTATAACTTCTGATAAGAACAGTAGTTGATAATCAAAGACACTTTATGCAAGACACAGAAAACCAACGCAAAACAAAAGAGAGGTACTTGATCGTGCGTCTCTGGCTCAACAATGACGGGAATTACCAGATCAATTCCAGCTACCCTCCAACCACAATGCACACAAGTCACATGGATGCGTCAATCGAGTGCGAGCGGCTTGCAAAGCAGTTTCCTGACACTCCATTCGCGGTATTCCGTATGGAAGACATAGCACTATCACCAAAGTCACCTGTACAATGGATCAAGCCATGAGATTCCACATTCTAGGTCTACCGCACACAGTCACCAGCAAGGAGTATGTAGCCTGTGCATACACGCAGAAGGTCTTAAAGTTCGCGCAAGGCATGACTAGGCGCGGACATGAGGTTCTGCACTATGGGCATGAAGATAGCCAGCTAGAGTGTGCTGAACACATCTCTGTGGTTGGGAACGATGATCTAGCGAAGGCGTACGGCAGTCACGATTGGCGCAAGACCTTCTTCAAGTTCGACACGAATGACCATGCCTACCAGACCTTCTACCGCAACGCTATTCGCGAGGTAGGCAAGCGGAAGCTGAAGCATGACTTTATCCTGCCGTTCTGGGGATCGGGAGTGCGTCCTGTTGTTGACGCTCACCCTGACATGATCGCAGTCGAGCCGGGGATCGGCTACGCTGGGGGACATTGGGCGAGGTTCAAGGTATTTGAAAGCTACGCAATCTACCATGCGTACTGCGGTCTGGGTAATGTAGGAACCTGTCGGCAGGACTGGTACGAGGTGGTCATTCCGAATTACTTCGATCCTGAAGATTTCGTTTACCGAGGCAATGACGAGAAGGAGGATTATTTCCTGTACCTTGGCAGGGTCTATGGTGGCAAAGGGTGCGACATCGCATTCCAAGCGGCAGAGAGGGCCGGGGTGCGGCTAGTAGTGGCAGGACAGAAAGAAGAAGGCTACCAGTTGCCTAGCCATGTCGAGTATGTCGGCTATGCTGATGTGGAGAAGCGGAAGCAACTCATGTCGAAAGCCAAGGCATCGTTCGTACCATCGCAGTATGTCGAGCCATTCGGCGGGGTTCAGGTCGAGAATCTGTTTAGCGGCACACCGACTATCACAACGGACTGGGGATCGTTTGCGGAGAATAACCTGCATGGCATCACCGGGTACAGATGCCGCACAATGGGAGACTTCGTGGATGCGGTGCAGGCTATCCAGCAAGGCAAGATCAGATCGGAGGCTTGCAGGCTATTCGCGAACAACTTCTCCATCGATTCTGTGATGCCTATTTACGAGAAATACTTTCAGGACATCCTCGATGTCTACGAAGGCAAGGGGTGGTACGCCGAGGGCAACGGCATCGAAGCATTAACCAAACAATATCCATGAACTATCCATATCACGAATTCGTTTCTCGCCTGTGCAAGTCAGGCGAGCAGATCACATCAGAGTTGTCACCAGATCAGGCACACCTAGTCCACATGGCTATGGGAGTTTCTGGTGAAGCAGGCGAGTTGCTAGATGCAATCAAGAAGTCAGCAATCTACGGCAAGCCTCTCGATTGGGAGAATGTCATCGAGGAATGCGGTGACTTGCTGTTCTACATTCAAGGGGTCTTGAACCATCGCGGAGTCAGGTTGGACGAGGTTGTCGAGATCAATCGTCTGAAGCTACAGAAGCGTTATGGTGAGAAGTACAGCAACGAAGCGGCAATCGAAAGGAAAGACAAACAATGAAGGCAACACTAGAATTCGATTTGCCAGAGGAGGAGCAGGAGCATCGCTATGCATTGGCTGGAGTCGATGCGCTTCTATTGCTCAATGACCTTGAAGAAGCAATCAGGGAATTACTCCATAGAGATTGCGGGTACTTTACCGAATGGAAAAATGAAGAAGGAAAAATCTGCGAAGGATGTCCAGAAACTTTGCAGAGGGTTTGGAACTGGATCATCGAACAGAAGGAAGAACGCAAATTGCCTGATTTACTATAATGGACTTTGAAAAAGATTATTGGGGCAACTGCTGTAATACTTTTGATGAAGATCAGAAGCATTATGTCTACGCAAGATTCATGGGATTGAAACGAGTTGGCTACTCGTTCGATGTGGGAGGCGCGAGGATCATCGACATTGGTGGTGGTCCGACATCGATGTTGCTCAAGACGATTAACCTTGCGCCTCGTTCGCTCGTTGTAGACCCGTTGGATTACCCGGTATGGACATACGACAGGTATTCCACGAAGGGCATTGATTCGATGATCTGCCGAGGTGAGGACATCTACGAGGAAGGCTATGACGAGGCATGGATATACAACTGCCTTCAGCATACCGACGATCCAGAATTGATCATCCAAAACGCATTGAGAGCGGCAAAGACATTGCGAATCTTTGAGTGGGCAGACATACCGCCGCATGAAGGTCACCCGATTGAGTTGTCAAAGGAGAAACTGGATCGATGGATCGGGAAAGAAGGGCAGACGATTCAGCTTGGGGAGTCTGGATGCTTTGGCAAAGCGTATTACAATGTGATCACAACATGACTTGGGAGCGATACGCATTGGAGTTGGCGAGGGTTGCGGCGATGAAAAGCAAAGACCCGTGGAGGCAGGTAGGAGCGGTTGTATTGCGGCACGACAAGACTGTAGCAGGGGTGGGCTACAACGGCTTTCCATCAGGCGTTGATGAGGACTGGGAGTGTCGGGAGAGGCGGCGATTGTTCGTTGTCCACGCCGAGGCAAATGCATTGAGATATGTCAAGCCAGACGAGGGATGGTTGATCGCGAGTACGACATTGCCATGCAATAATTGTCTAAAGACGATTGTGTCATACGGAATCAAAAAGATAGTGTATGGTGAAACATATCCGAGCGATGAGAGTTCATTGGATGTAGCAGGACTGATGGGAATTGAATTGTATGACGCAACAAGAATTGAATGAGCTTTACTTTACGAGATGCGTCATGTGCAGGGTTATCGAGCAGGCGTGGGAAGACGCTTTGAATATTAAGAAGTATAAGAGCGATTATGTTAACGAAGAGACTCAAAAGAACAGAGAGCAGGCAAGGGAGTGGTTCGCAGGGGAAGAGTTTGAGAGGTGGGGAGAGGCGTTAGGGCAGGATGTCGATTTATATCGAGAACATTTGAAACATAAAATCTCATTGACAAACCAAGCTGGATAGGAATTTAAATTAAGCCTTATGAAATCTGATTATCACGACGACCCTGAAGGTTATTGGCAAGAGAAGAAAGAGCGCGAAGAGGCAGACGGCAAAGAGCGTCTGGATCGATGGGAGAAACAGAATCCCAATCTTCCGTATGGCTACAATGTGCATCAATACAAAGGAGGAGAGGAATGAGTCACGAAATCCGAACGCTAAAGATTGGAGTGTGCCGTAAAGGTTATCAAATATTTGACGATTCCATGACAGAGATCGAGATCATCGATGAAGCGGCAGGCGAGTTCCTGAAGATATCGCAATGTAGCGAGCATAGCGAAGGATCGATCCAAATTGAAAAGGAGGAATGGACGACACTAAAGGCGGCGATTGATAAAATGTTTAAGGAGTGCAGGAATTATGAGTGACACACCGCAAACCGACGATCTTTCCAGAGGCAACCATTTTGTTCCTACCGAGTGGTCCGAGCGACTTGAGCGCGAGCGCGACAAGACACGGGCTGAATTAGAAATGTGGCGAGACGGAAACATACTCCACGAAGTCCATCGAAATGAGTTGGAAAAAGTAGAGTGCGAGCGCGACGAGGCGCGGGAGATCATCCGAATGGCAAAAGCTAAATTCTGCGAAGAAGGATCAGATGGGAATATAGCATCTGAAATGTTTTCTATATTGAGCGGAGGAAAATGAAATCATACATCGTCAACTACGAATCTCCGAATAACATATTTAAAGGTGAATTGTGTATCTTTGCAAAAGACCATAAGGATGCGATGTCAAAAGCATTCGACTGGGTGAAAACAAAGGAAGTCTGGAATCATCTATGGAAAATAAATTTTGCGATTCGCGAGGTTGAGATGGATTTAATCAATGCCTTTCCATTCACTAAACAAAAATGAAAGCCAAAGACTATCCAAACTGGGCTTGCGAAGAGTGCGGCAAGAAGCACGGCAGGGGCAGGAAGAGCGTTTCGACATGGCACTATGGGAAATGTGATGTTTGCGGGAAGAATAAGAGTGTGACCGAGCCTAGAGATTTTGGTCACTTTAAAAAATGGTTTAAATGAAATCTGGCAAATGGACGATTCGCATTAGCGATGGGTATTGCAATTATGAGTATGAATTGCAAGCAACGAATCCAGATGTTGCTATTTACGATGTGGTAAAACTAGTTGCAAAGAAGCTGAAAGCTGAATTAAAAGAAGGAAAATTGATTAATGAACGACCTGCAAAAGTACATTGAGGAGAGTTGGAGCGATGAAGTTAAGACGATGAACGATTTACAAGATCGTGGAATTGTTAGCGACAACGCATTAATGGCAAAAGATGTATGTGCAGATGACGCAAAAAAAGCAGTTAAATTCCTGAATGAACATCCTCCAAAAAGCATCTAATTTTGCAAAGAGCGCAACAGCATTTGTGCTGGCTGGAATGCCGTGTTGTGAGGAGAAGGAAATTGCTAGGAGGCTACGCATTTGCGCGGATTGCCCGAACTTTGATGTGACAGCATATAGTGGTGCTGGAGAGTGCAAAGTCTGCGGGTGCAACATGGAAATCAAGACTGTTATGGCAACCGAGAGTTGTCCTGAAGGAAAATGGTAGAATCAGTAAGACAAGTATTAGCGATTGCCGAAGCGGTAAGGGCAGAAGCGGATCGAGATGACCGCATGGGAATTCTGTATGCGGCAAAGTACATTCTGGCGAATGTCGCGACTGGGGGGGTTTCTTCTAATTTGGTAATCGATGAGAAGGTGGCGAATAGCATTGTTATGCAGTTTGTGCAGAGTTTGCTAGAGGAAGATCATTTCGAGGCGGCGGCGACTGTGCTATGGGGACCGGGGGTCTACGACTGGCGACCCCAATCAGCACAGGATACATGGCGTTGCTTATTCGATTACGATAAACTACTTGTGCAGGGTGCTGGCGCGATGGGGAAAACTTTCAACGCCGCCGCATGGTTTCTTCTCGACTGGATGCGCGATCCAGAATACACTTGTATTAAGGTGGTTTCGCTTACCGAAGCACACGCTCAACGAAATGTGTTTGCGGCGATTAAAACATTTTATCGCACAGCATTGGTCAAGCCAGAATACAAAGGCGAATCTGATCTTGTTAAGTCGATTCAGGTCAACGACGATGACAAGAATGGAATCCATCTTGTTGCTATTCCAAAAGGTGATGCAGGGACAGGAACGCTTCGCGGATTCCACCCTTCTCCGAGGGTTAAGCCGCATCCGAAATATGGCTCGATGTCGAGAACCCATGTGGTGTTGGACGAAGCGGAAGAGATTCCACCGGGCGTCTGGGAAGGTCTGCAAAACATCTTGTCTGCCGCCGATACGAAGTCGAGTAAGGGACGCATCAAGATTTTCGGCGCATCAAACCCGAAGGATCGCAATAGCGAATTTGGCAAACGATGCGAACCTGCTGGCGGATGGTTGAAGGTAGACTGCGAAGAAGATTTTGAATGGGAGAGCAGGGAAGACTGGCACATTCTGCGACTCGACGCCGCGAGGTGCGAGAATGTGATTGAAAAGAAAATAATTTTCCCCGGCTTTCAGTCCTACGAGGGTTACATGGCATACGAGGCGCGAGGAAAGACTGCCGAGTATTATACGATGGCAAGGGGGTTTTTCCCACAGGAGGGCATCGCAATGGCAATCATCACTCCAAGTATGATGGACAACGCAATGGGCGTTGTGCGGTTTATTGGACCTGTAGTGCCGCTCTGTGCGTTCGATCTGGCGTTGGAAGGCAAAGATCAAGTTGTGTGTAGCTACGGCAGATTCGGGCTTTCTGACGGATTTACACCTCTAGACGGCAAGTTTCGAGAATTTAAATCGCCAAAGACAGTATTGCAGTTGGATTCGCTAATTAATTTCCCTAAAAAGACAACGCTAGATCAGGCTAATGCGATTATCAATTTCTGTAAACAGATGAGGATCGGCCCGAATTGGCTATGCGTTGATCGAACTGGAAATGGATCAGGCATCCACGATGCGTTGTGCAGTCTATTCGGTAATGAAGCGATGGGAGTTAATTATAGCTGGGCGGCATCTGAAACTCATGTACTAGGCGACGATTCGCAGAGAGCAAACGAACTTTATTCTGGAGTTGTCACAGAATTAATTTTTGGATTGGCAAAATATTTAGAGTTTGAGTTTCTAAAAATTTCGCCTTCGTTCCGAACAGAAGAATTGGTTCGTCAGGCAACCTCCCGCAGATACAAGCAAGTTGGGCAGGGACTAGTAAGAGTTGAGAGTAAAGGTGATTATACAAAGCGCACAAGGCAGAATAGTCCTGACCAACTCGATTCGTTATCCTTGTTAGTTTACTTGATGCGTCAACGAGGTGGATCGATAGCAACAATGACAGAGCAAAAAAAACAAGAACATTTTGAAAAAAAACTTCCCATATTAGAGTCAATGGAATATGTTGACTTTTCCGAATAAATTTATATGAAATAAGCAATGGCAAGACCTATTGATGGATTAATACCTCCCGGCGGATGGCATTACTTTCAAAGTGATGTAAAGTTAGAGGCTTATTCGTTAAGCAACCTATATGAAGTTGTTCAGCATTATCGTGCAGAGAATCATCTACCTATTGGCGATGTTCATGGTGATGTTAATTCTTATATCTGCGGTAACTTTCCTAACAATTGTCATGGTGTTGATTCGGTTGTTGTTGTTTCTGTGGACTCTCCTAATCGACAAAGCGAACTGCTTAATGACATCACTATATGGGCGAAGAATATACTTTTGAGTCAGAAGCAAGTCAGGTTAGTATCTGATGAACTAGCTGAAGCTAGGGCGAGAACTTGTTTGCAATGTCCTAAAAATATTCAATATCGAAGTGGATGCCATAGTTGCATTGCCGCTTCAGATCGTTTGACTGCAAGCATTAGGCAGGGTAGAGATACACATTCGACAAAAAAATTAAAGGGTTGTAGTGTCATGCGGCACGATAACCGAGCGGCAGTCTTTTTTGACAAATCGCATTTTGATGTAACAGATTCAGTTCCGCAAAATTGCTGGATAAAAATTTAATATGGCAAACTTTCTTGAACCACTAGAAGCGCAGGTTATTAACACTTTTGCGACTAAAGCACCTCGGACTTTGGAAGCTGGGGATAAAAATAATAGATCGCAACTCAATGTTGTGATGCCGGGGGTCAACCAGACCGACGAGGTTGTTAATGACGAGACGCTAGAAGTTAAACGCACATTCCGTAATACCGAGCAGGCTTATAGTTCGTACCGCAGGTTGAAACAACAGAATGTTGAGCGGAATCGAAAGAATGCACTCATCCAAAAGAAACTTAACAACGAGCCTCCATACGCTCCAAAAAAACTGGAATCTATGGGGCAGAACTGGAGGTCGAATCGTCCTACAGGTTTCCTGTCCACGATGGTTAGCCGCATCCAGCCTCCTTTCAAGCAGGTTGTAGAGTCAAGCACCTATGTTACCTTTACCAAACATCCCGGCAAAGGGGTAGATGCGGAACACAAAACTAATATTTTCCGAGAGGAGATTACAAAATGCATTCGCGGGTGGTCTGGGCATGACGATATCGTTGCACAGGTAGTTCACGAAAACACTACATTTGGATTTGCCGCACTTTGCTGGGACGATCCTCGCGACTGGAAACCAGAATTTTTGCGGCAAGATTATACATTTTTCTCTATTGAAACCCCGCAAGAAGTAGAAGCAACTCCAATCTGGGCGCGGAAACGCCGATACCAGATTAGTGAACTTCTTCCGATTCTTGAAGACCCGCAGACCTCTAGTCTTGCTGGTTGGAATATCAAAAATCTCATCAAAGCGATTAACAATGCCACTCCCGCAGGCAGAACTTTGGATTCTGACGACGATGCTCGCCGAATTGAAGACTGGATTCGCGAAGGAAGCTATGGAGCCAGCTACGAAAACGATGCCAAGTATGTTGAGTTGGGTGAACTTTTAGTAAAAGAACCGCACGGCAAGATTAGCCGATTTTTGTTCGATGATAAATCTGGAAACGAAATCTGCACTCAACTTGATCGCTATTCGCGAATGTCGGATTGCTTGGCATTGTTTAGTGTTGAAATCGGTTCTGGATCGCTGATGTCTAGCCGTGGGGCGGGGCGCGACCTTTACAATTCGCATATCGCCATCGATAAGGCGCGAAATCTTGTGCAGGACAATGTGTATCTCAAGGGAATGTTGTTGCTGAAGAAGACCGCAACAGCAAAACCCGGCATCGCACCTCTGACAGTCATGCATCCTGTGGCTTATGTAGCCGAAGGATACGAGGTAGTTCCGCAGTCTGCCCCAGCAGATGTTGATGATTTCTTAAAATTAGATCAATTCATTTCTGGTTTGGCAGAAATTCAGCTTGGAACCTTTCTTCCATCGTCCGCTTTAGGTCTACAGACGGGTGATAAGACCGCATCCGAGATCAACAGGGTAGCGGCAATCGAAAATCAGATTCGCGAAGGAATTTTAATGCGTTGGAGCAAGCAATACTCCGAGGCAGTTGCCCGAATGCAACGAGGGATTTGCCATCCAGAGCATATTAAAGCGGCATCTGAACTCAAAATGTTGCTGGATGTGGCACGAATGACGAATCAGGACGCAATTTGGGCGCGAAAAGAGGTTGTAGAAGCCTTCCAGCAGTCCGAATTTGATATGCCTCCGTTTTTAGTGCCTTTTGACCTTCCATCGCACCTCGACGAAGACGCAGTTTCGTGTTGCTTGGCAATGATGGAGCGCAATTTGCCGCCTAGCGACATTATTATGATGGCATTCGCCCCTGCACAGGAGTTAATCCCTGATAATGCCGCTCAAGAAGGTGCAATTCTTGATCTTCTGATCCAAAGGTATAGCGGAAACCCTGCTATCAACCAAGATGAGTTGATTAAGCTTGATTGGAGTAAGAAAATGGGACAAGAACTAGCAAATCAGGTAATTCTTCCAAGAGATCAAGTTGAAGCAGTTGCAATCGAGGCAACTCGCGCCCAAATCATCGAATTGCAGAGCATTATTGCTGGTCAAGAAGTGCCTGTATCACCTCGCGACAACGATATGATCCATTTGGAGACTCTTGTTGCCAAACTGATGCCAGTTATCGCAAGTGCGCCACAAGGCGGATTACCACCTGAAATGGTTGGTCCGTTTGCCAAGGCACTTGAGCATTTCATCACCCATCTCAATCAAGCGGAGATGAAGGGCGCAGATCGCAATAAAATCGCCGAATACAAGCAGATGGTGCAAGAGGCTTACAAGCATCTAACCGCAGGGATGCAAGCACCACCAATGGATCAAATGATGCCTGCCGCAGGCGCAGGAATGCCTTCAGGAGGCGGTGGGGGCGGTGGGCGAGTTAGTGCCGCACAAGCACAGCAGGCGACTGAAGCTATCGCGCCAGATCAATTTTCGGGAGTTAATTCAATTGCCGCTCCCGGCAAACCACCAACAGCAGGATAATGGACAAGTATCCAGTAATAGAAGCAAGTGAATCTGGAATACCTGATGAATGGTTTAAATCTAATCCAGATGTTGCTGGCATGGCATGGGGAGCAGGATTAAATGGATCATCAAAAGAAACTCCAAGATCAATAATTATTAATCCTTATACAAAAAATTTAAAGAATAATAATGCAAAAAAAGCATTGATAGAAAATGAAAGTATAAGGCACTTGATGGATGAAACAAAATGGAGTGGTAACTTTACAATAACAAAAGAACAAAAAGAATGGGCTAAAAAATTAGGAAGCTATAAAGATAACCCAGAGATGTTGAAGCAAACAATAGTTGCAAGAATGGCAACTGGAGATTTTGTTCCGAATCCAACAAAAAAACAAATTGAAGCTACCAAAAAATTAAAACAAACAAAAATTATGCCAGACAAAACTAAAAAAGAAATGAAGAAGAGCGGAGTCAAAAGTGATGCCGATCTTAAAATGGATAAAAAAACTGGATTAGGTTCCACATCCGAAAAAGAGCAAGAGATCGAAGACTTGCTTTCCGAAGAAGAGGCACTTGCAAAAAATTACGAGCGCATTGAAAAGCAAGGCATGAGTGACCAAGGCATTGTTAGTCCGAAGGAACTTAAAGAATTCGGAAAAGATGTCTACAAAGGCGCAAAAGCTGGCGTGAAAAAAGTTGCTAAAGGTGCTGTTGAGGCCGCGAAAGCAGGCGTTAAAAAAGTGAAAGAGTATATGGACTAACATGGACTGGACTAACTCTGACGCAGTAAAATTTCGCGAATACAACAAGTCTGCTGGAGACAAGGTTAAAAAGTTTCTTTCTGCACTTGTTCCGAAGTGTGATGGCAACACAATTGAGCAGGTTGCTTTGCAGGCAAAGTATAAGGAAGGTTACGAATTTGCTTTGTCGCAAATCGATTTTCTTTTGAACTTTGATGACAAAGAAGAAGACCCGTCTAGCGGCAAATTTACCGATATGTAATTATGAGTGCAGAAATTAAACCTCGCTTCAGCAAAACAATTGTAAACCCTGCCACAGGTCGAAAAAAAACAATTGAATATGGTCAGGCAGGCAAGGCAAAAGACGGGAAAGATCGCATTCGCCCCGGCACAAAAAAAGGTGACGCATATTGCGCTCGGTCTGCAAAAATCAAGGGAGATTGGAAAGACGATCCGAATAGCCCGAACAGGCTTTCTCGGAAAAAATGGAAATGCAAGGGCAGTAAATCGATGAAATAATATGGGTGGGAGTGCAACTTATAAAGGTTTTCCTACAAAACATCCATCTGTAAAAAATCCAGATGGGAGCGAAAGCAATGTGAAGCTGGGAACATTTGGAATCGATGACAGGCAGTATGTCATCCCAACAATGGTCGAAGGAAAACAATTATCAGACAGAGATGCATTTAATACTGCAAAACAATATGGGATTGATAAATACCCATCATTCAAAACAGTATCGCAAGCAGATGAGTGGGCAAAACGATATCATGGCAAAGTAAACGCAGAAGGTAAAATCAACTACTAAAAGTAGAAAATAGTAATAAATAAATATATGGAAAACGAAAACGAAACAATTGAACCGAATGTAGCCTCTGGATTTGGAGAACCATCGCTTGATGCTGATCCGCTTGACCCAGATGTTGATGTAGCTTTGGATCGACTGCTTGACGAAGCAGAAGGCATTGCCGAACCAGAGCAAATTAATGAACCGATTGAAACAGAGTCTAGTGATCCTATCGAGGAAACTACTGAAGAGGTTCCTGAAATGGTTGATCCAGTAGAACGAGAATCTACTGAACAAACAGAATCGACTGAATCAACAAATGAGCCAGAGTCAGAACTTGACCCTGAAATCGCCGCAATCGAGCGTCCTCGCAATCTTTCCGAGAAAAACCAGAGTAACTGGCGCAAGTTGCAGGAGACTGCATCCAGCTACAAAAAGCAGGCTGAAGAAGCGGCACAATTGCGCCAGAGGTTAGAGGAGGCGCAACATCAAGTAAAAACTCCTGACGATTACGATGAGTTGCGCCGATTCCGAGCAATTTTCGACATCCAGAACGATCCAGAATTTCGCTCGAAATTTGAAAAGCCTATCTCGGATGCCAAAGAGAACATCTACCGCATATTAAAGGCCAATGGAGCTTCGGACGAGGTCATTAAAAGCATCGAGGAGAATGGTGGACCTGACAAGATCGACTCCAAATGGTGGAAGACAAATGCAATTGACAAATTGCCATTGACTGAATCGGAGCGTCTGAAGCGAAACTTGGTTGATGTTGTCGAGTTAAAAGAGAAGCAACAATTTGAGATCGAGAATGCGTCAAAAAACGCCGATCAATACTATCAGCAAAAAGCGCAACAGAACGAGGAGTGGTATCACAGCACAACTAACGAAATTGATACCTACATGGATCAGGTAACAAAGGAATTGCCTTGGGCGCGATTTAAGGAAGCACCCAGCAATGCTACTCCTGACCAGATTCGTGAAGTTGAACAGCATAATGCGGCGGTTGGAAGTCTTGCAGAAAAGTTTAACTCTGCGCTTTGGCCGACATCCGCTCAAGATCGCGCAAATGTTGCCGCCGCCGCAGTATTTAGCCATGTGCTTACAGAGCAATTGCGTGTTGAGCAGGCATCCAAGGTTAAAATGAGTGAACAGCTCAAAAAACTTACCGAAGAGAACAATCGTTTAAAATCAGCAGGCAAACTGCCAAGGCAGAATGTTAGCTCACCAAATCGAGTGTCTAATAGCCTCGGAGATCGCTTGAAAATGTCATCTGCTGACGCAATTGACGCAGGGCTTGACGAAGCTCTCGGAGGCTAATTTTGATGCGTAGTGGCGAAATGGCAGACGCATCGGACTTAAAATCCGATTTCGGTAAATCGAAGTGCGGGTTCAAGTCCCGCCTACGCAATTAACATAAAAAATATTACTTAATAAATAAATATGGAAAAATTATCACCACTTGAACAAAATGCGGCGAAGCAATTGGAGTCATTTGACCCATTTGCCAACCTTCCAATCCCCGGCTTTTCTTTGAAAAAGTATGAGCGAGATAAGGCAAAAGAAGCAGAAGCGAAAAAACAAGCAGAAGAACCAAAAAAAGAAGAACCTGTGAAAAAAACACAAAAAGAAAAAAAGCCTGCTCGCAAAGTAAAGTTGGAATCTGTCCTTCCTCCAGAACCAGAAAACATCAAGGCTGAATCGCAAGATAATCCGATTATTGAATCGCGAAATCCCGAAGGAATGCCTAGTTATCGTTGTGAATTTGCAGGCAGAGACATCTTTGTTGGACTGCTTTCATACAAGACCACAAATCCCGTAACTGCGATGGTATTGACGGCACTTGCGCTTGATTTTGGACGAGACAAAATCCGTTTTGATCTTGAGTTGGGCAATTCCATGATCTATCAGGCGCGAAATCGTCTCGCCGCAAAGTTCCTCGAAACTGACGCTCGGTGGATGCTCATGCTGGATGATGACATGATCCCGTGCATTGGGCGACCAGCATGGATGCGTCATTGGGTTCCTTCCGCTCGCAATGTGTTGGATTTGCCTCTCCAGAGGCACATCATACATAAGCTAGTTGGAGACAATAAAAACATCGTTGGCGCGGCTTATTTCGAGCGCAGAGAAGGTGCTGGATTAGTTTGCTCTGATCAGTCCCTAGTGCCTCGCGCAAAAAACTACGAAGATGCCGTTGTAGAGGTTGATTGGTTAGGCACAGGCGCAATGCTGGTTCACCGACGAGTATTTGAAGATATTGCTAAAACTTATCCAGAAATTGATGGAAACTTCTTCCATCCAATTGATGGAAAAACTGGCGAAGATATTTCGTTTTGCATTCGCGCTAAAAAAGCGGGTCATGCAACTTTCATCGATCTTTCCGTTCCAACCTTCCATGTCGGATACAAGACATACTAATGAAAAATATCTACGCTTACTACGAGTCGATTCAGGCAAAGGATCAGGCTTTAGAATTCTCAAAAGCCAATCTCTGGAAAGACAGTTGGACTCGTGCAGGATGGAATCCCGTGATGCTAAATTCAAGTCATTCGCAAATCTCTCCGCAACGAATTAAAATTACTAAAAAACTGCTTCAGACCTATCCTTTGTTGAACAAAGAAAAGAACGAGTCACAAGAATTAATTCAAGCTAGATTCAATCGAATTTGTGCGCTCCATGCCGCAGGTGGAGGATGGATTAGCGACTATGATGTTTTGAATTATGGATTCACTCCATCGATTGCTACTGCACACGAAGGAAATTCGTTTGTGATTAGCGGAAACCCGGCTTGCGTAATATTTATTTCAAAAGAAATCTGCAATGCCGCAATGACAAAAATTTGGAATGAAGAATTAATTACGGAAGATGGATTGATGCGCTACGAGGCAGATTTCTTCAATCCATTTTTGAACCTAGACATAGATGCTTTGGAACACACAAAAGATTTTAATTTGATGAAAGAAAAATTTTCAAAAAAATTTACTAGTTCTATTTGACACTAAAAAAAAATAGTGTATTAGACGAAGCATACTGCGAAGTGTAGAAGCGTTATTCTGCGGTCAATACAAAGACCATAAAAATTGTAAATCAGGCCGAAAAACGCCCAGCGTAGCCGGGGCATACAAACTAAACTTTAGCCGTAACAGGCTATAAAATATTTGTTGCCCCGATAGTTTTTGACTAGAGGGGAAACCAAGAAACCAAAACCTCAAACTAGAAAACTAAACATATGTCAGATTGTATTTCACTCGCCGCAGTTCAAAACTTCGCGGCTAAAGATGTCAACCGCATCATCGGTCAGATTGGCCGTGTGCTTGCTCGTAAATCCCCTTACATCAACTCGATTGATGGTGGCACTCTTCCGAATGTTTCGGATGTAGTTCGCTCGGTGGTTCAAGAGATGGCAGTTCCTGCCGCTTCGCTTGCCTCGCCTAGCTTCGCTAACGATACGACCCTCTGCGGCGTTGGTGCTACTCCCGATCAAGTTGGCTCGACTGAATATCAGTTCCAGCTTCAGACCCTGCGTGGTGCTGGTCCTCGCGTATGCGTGAAGACCTCCCGAACCGCTTTCAAGGGTTCCTACCTTCAGGCTCAAATTTCGCTTGAGAAGACCATTCTCCAGCTTATCAATGCCGATATTCGGTATCAGTATTTAATTCAGAGT